TTATTGTAACACCACGTTCGAATAGCGCTCCAATACACTACATCACTTACTGCAGCATCGGTAGAGTTGACATTGTTTCGGTACACACGAACCTCAACGATACCAGATGGAATGCTCTGTGCTTCAGCAAATGATAATGTTTTCGATGCAATAAATCGCATTTGCTTTGATTCATGTCGCGTAAAAGTGCTTACACCAGAGCCTATAGAGGATGCGTTTCGAAAGTACGGGAAATCTACCCAGTCTGCTTCATCCCCGTTTAGAGGCCTCCACTGCGCCCTGAGTGAAACTGTTGCATCTCCTTTTGAACGATCATCGTTCAGCTTATACAACCCATTGCTGAAGAATATCTCTACCTCTATCTTCATTGCGTTTGTCGCTGAGAACCGTATCGCTTTCCGAGGGACGGAGCCTTCCGGATATAAGAGTTCAATGCTGAGCTGTTCCTCAACAACCTTCTGCGGATACAGGATCACTTCATCTGAGTCTTGTATCTCTATCTTGGTACCGTATTCTTCTGTTGTGTAACTCCCATCAATCGTGATGAGGCCGCTTGTCGTTAGGCCAGAATTCGTCGCCAGTAAAGCTTCACCAATTTTAATGTTTGCAGGCACAACCGGTCGATATCCGAGCATGAAGAGCATAACAACAAACTGATTTTCACCATCAGGATCATTGACCGGATCAATTTGCGTATACGGAAGCCCACAATATCCCGGGGTAAGCAGGTGTTCTCCGAGTACAAGAGGAACTGGCTTTCCAGCCCAGGACTGATTTTTTGCTCCACGAAGTTGAGGGATCTTCTTAAGCTGTTCTGCATTCTGTAAATCAGATGGATCAATAGACGATGATGGATTCAAGAAACTGGAAAGCCTGTTTCTACCTTCATGTACAAAATAATCAACCGCAGGTTTAATGATCCCCATCTGATACAGAGCTGTGAAAGAAATGATCGCTACTGCCATACCGGCAGAGAAAGGATCACCTGGATATTCCCTGATTAAACACAGATCATCTTTATTTAAGACATAGTTCGCATCTTTGATATATCCATTAACAAATACGTGTGAACGTTCTTGATCAAAATCAACAACATCGGTTATTCGACAACCTTCTTCAGCTTGATACGTTTCTTTTTTATCCGAGAAAAGATTCCTAAAAATAGTTATTGTTGCCATCTATAAAATCCCTCAATTTTATTTCGAATTGATGTCATAGTTTCGATTTGCACACCTTTTCTGGAGGCATGAATATATTTGCCATCGCCAATATATACTCCGAGGTGGCTTGGTGTCCCCCCTACCCTAATAACAATCAAGTCGCCTTCGTTTGGAACCTCAACCTCTAGAATTAAAAATGAACTTGTGAAGGAATGAATTACATGTGAGTTAAATTCTCGATTATCATCTACATACTGGACATCAATGAGCTGCTTCCCATATCTCTTGAGTACTTCGATTGCCAGTCCGTAACAATCATAATTTTCTGGACCACGACCGTGGGGAGCGAACTTTTTACCAAGAAGATCTCGAAAGCTAGGCTTCATGCTAATGCAGGACACTTCTGAGGAGATAATCGATCAGAAATTGCAACGTTATCCATTCGGTCATCAAAGATCATTTCCCATGTTGCAACCAGTTCATTCCATGACACCCTACGCAGGCTGAAACTCCATTCTTCGATTGGCTCGAAAGTCAACACGCCATCGTCGTAATAGAATGCAGCAATCACATTTGCAGTAGCCCGTTCGCGCATCTCTCGTATCGCAATCAATACTTCCTGATTTATAGTTGAAATTGATAGTGTTGCGTTCCCAATTTTTTTGTCAGTATACTTCGGAGGTGAGAACTCGAAGCAAGCTGCTCTATACGTCTTCCCGCCGTATTCGAGATCGGTCTTGTTGTTCACTAAACAGAACTCTCCGCCCGTGAAGGCGGTGCTGACAATCTGAAGGAGAATCGGGAAATAGGCTGATGAATTTAGTCGAATCATTTGTTGAGCTGCTTTTGGCGAAATCATGCTTCCTCCCAGGTCATAGTGACTTTTACGAGTCTTGGTGTTAGTTGCGACCATGCCGGTGACGGAAGAATTTTATACTCGGCAGCACCGGTTCCTGCGATCTTCGGAAATGAGAAAGACAGAGAACCCATCCGAAGATTCAATCGGTACCAAGTACGAAATATCTCAAACTCCTCTCGAGTAAATTTCATTGAAACAGAGAACACTTCAGGGGCTGTCGTACTCAACAGCCGGGTCTTTTTCTTCCCGCT